CATGACTTCAATTATCAAAGCGAGTATGAGTGCCATTATGCTCCCATCCCATTTACCAAAATCAGCGTCTCCTAATATTTCACATGCCAACAGTAACTTAGCTAAGATATCCCCATCTTTATATGGGTTATATCCGACTGAAATTCCTGTTTTCATGCGATTTATTTTAAAATGCTTAAGTAAGTTCCCAAATATCTTCTTGCACCAAAAAGTATGCCCTAAAGGCATAACTCTAACGGTGCGAGGAGAATTAACTTTGGATTCCTTTCTTAATTCATCTTTAAAAGACTCTCTACTGGTAAATAGGTTGGGATCATAAATACCTTTTTCGGCATCATTTCTCACTTTTTCAATTAATTCGTACATTTTAGGTTTGATTTTCTTATTTTCAAAGTCAAAATAATCACTCTTAAGAGATGAACTCCCAACACCGTTAGAAGATGTCTTGCTAAACGGTGGTAAATGTTCATTTCCAAAAGCGACTTCTTCGTCAGGAACATCGTTAAACTGAACCATAACAGATCTTAAATACTTTCTCATAAACTCTAACTCGTCATCAGTGATAACGCCTTGGTGTTTAAAAGATTTCTTTGCCATTGCTAATAGTGTTTTACGAGGTGATCCTTGACTATGAAAATTAGGTGGTGCTTTTGTTTCAATTCTCTCCTTCGGGGCTGTAGTGAAAGTATTAGGGTTGCCTTCGATTCTATCGGATTCCTCGACCTCCTTTATCAACGCAGCAACGTCATTATTAAAATCAGTATGAAAAACTGATTTCATAATACTCGTTTCTGATGTTGGTAAAACTTGGTCGATTTTTCCTTCATATTGTATCCTGACTCCAGAAATATCTGGATGAATTTCAGGACGCAACACGAAATTAGAACCTTTTGCATCTCTAAAAACATTCACTATATCCTCAAAGGTTTGTTTTGGGGGTTGAACGCAGAAACCTACATTAGATGCACCAGCGACATGGAAAGCAATTGCTCCATTAGCTGGTGTAACCAATATAGTGCCACAACCACCACTAGCGGTAAACGGTGTATAAAACCCAGAATTGGGCTCATGACTCCATTTACCGTTAATAGTGGAATAGGCTACCTTTTCGCTGTTTCGCTTTATATGAACACCATGT